CGCTCTGGCCGAGGACATGCCGCCCTGGTCCTGGCCGATTGTCATTGCACTGCCAACTCTGGCGGTGTATTTCGCGCGCACGCGCCCCGCGCAATTCTTATTCAGTTCCAACCCGTCGCACGCCGCCTGCTGCCATCGCGGCGTTGCCTGCGCAAACGCTTTGTTCTCCTAGCCGCGATTGAGACTATGTGTATGTCGAAACGACAAAGCAGTAAAGCAACAAGGGCAGTGAGGATTGATGAAAGTAGCCAAGCCCATCGCTTGAACCTCCAAGACCCGGTTGCGAAACTGAAGTTGTCGCGAAACGACAAACCACTAAACCTCTAAGGAGAAATACCATGACTAAAGCCACCCGTTCACGCAAAGCCAAAAACGTCAACCTCGAAGCCGAAGTGACCCTGCCGGTCAGCGTGCCGGTCGCCGATGGTTCAATATTGGATGATCTGCTGGATCAGCTCGAAGCGGTCGAAGGCGACGCCTCGATCGAAGACATCGGCGGTAACGCTGCCGAAGTGCTCGAAGAGATCATTGACGACGGCGCAGTGCAAGCGGGTGCCGCAGTCGGTGCCCACGACGCGGTCGGCGACCTGCTGTTGGATGACATCGTCGCCGATGCCGAGCGCCAGCAAGCGAAGAAGGAACTGTATGCGTCGCAAGAGTCGAGCGCCAACGCACCTGATGGTTCTGCGCCGGAGACCACGCCCGAATCGGTGACCGGCAAGAAGAAGGGCAAAGGCAAGAAGAAAGCCGCAGCGCCCGCCGTATCGACCGAGCCGGAAGCGCCCGCCGCACCCAAGACACCGCGTGCCACCTCGGTCACGCACAAGCCAGGCGACCTGTTGAAGCTGAAGCTCGGCGCCAAAGCCAATGAGTTTCTGGTGTTTTCCCTGAACGACGCCACCACGCTCGAACAAGCGGATCTCGAAATGAAGGCGCAGGCATTCGTCGACCGCATGAACGACAGGGAGGCGATCGCCGACAAGGTGCGCGAGAAAATCATCATGCTGTTCACTTGGATGCAGAAGGGCGGCGGTGCTGACGCCTTGAACGAAGTGATGCGGCGCGCCTTCACTGTGCTGCATGAGCAAGGCGAACTGACGTCCGGCGACAAGGGCAACCTCCAATTGAACCTGTTGGCGAAGCCTTACTCGGTCGGGACCGCTCGCAGCCAGGCGAACCAGATGTTCATGGCATTCCCTGAGTTGGGGCTGGTCGTGAAGGAGAAGGGCCGCATGGTTGCCAACGCCGACAGCGCCCTGCTGCCGGTGATCAACCAGATGCTCGGTTTCCTCTAAACCGCACAATGGGGTGGCATATGCCACCCCTTCCCACGCCCACATAGGAGATATGGTAATGATCGACGCACACAAGTTGGACGCTCTTTCAATCGATACGCTGATGGCTCTTAAAGAGAGTGTGGTTCAGGCGATCGTGCGAAAACAGCGGCAAACGCTGCGGGCTGGCAGCGAAGCTGAGTTCTACCATCCGAAGCTCGGTCGCACCGTCCGCATCATGATCGAGCGCATCAATCCAAAGACCATCGGCGGCTACGAGATCGACGAGAATGGCATTCACCTGCGCAAGAAAACCTGGCGCGTCGGCCCTTCCATCCTGAAGCCGGTGGTGAAGAAAGAGATGGCACCAATCAAGATTGGCGGTGCGCGCGACACGCCAATGACCAACGCTGGCTGGTAACACACAAGGCGCCAGACGGCGCCTTTGTTTTGTGCCCGCCCAAGCCTAGGACCGCGCACGGCAGCGCCACCTGCGACGCTGCGAAAACCACGTGCAGCGCCCGATAGGCGCTCGTTTGCCTGCCGTCAGAACCGTGCTGGCCTGGGTTTTCGTCGATCGGTCAATACCAGACCATGCACCGCATACCGCATGCAAGGCCAAGCGTGGCCTATGTGAAGTAGGCAAGCCGCGGTTGGCTGCATGGTTGCCGCAGACGGTCCTAATCTGGCCCGAGATCATGTCATTACTGCGACGTGCAGCGATCACCAATAAGGAGAAGATTATGCAGGCGGAGAAACAGGACGGCAAGATCGTCGTGACCCATGAAGGCAAGTTGGCGGCCGTGGTCGAGTTCGGCCCAACGCAGACGGTCCTGACGATCGAAAAAGCCTTCACCAACTGGAGCAAGCAGATCGTGCGCGCAGCGAAAGAGGTTGGCACGCCGGCAGCACCTGCCGCATCTGGCGGCGAACCGGACGATATTGTTTTGTAGTTGGAGATAAGTCACGACTGACTTGCATTTCCTAACGAGATATCTGATAATTCAAGTGCTGCATGTGCAGCGCTTCTCAAGAGGGAGGACTAAATGGACAAAAACGACCTGAAGGCGAGCCTGGCTCAGTTCCACTGCACCGACAACATCTATCGACACAGCCTGGCGCGCGACGTGCTTTACACCGACGGCGTCCGGTTCTTCGCACAGAACGCCTCTACCCGCAAGAATGGCGGCGCCTACTGGTTCCTCGACATCCTGGCCACTGAGCCGGCGATTCGCAGACAGGGGATGACCGACTTCGCCTCGATCACGCTGACCGTAACCGGCAGCAGCGCCAAGATCCTGGTCACTGACGGCAATGACGACTCGCCGGCGGTATTCGGGCGTGACATCGAGTTCACCGACTGTCCGGAAGGGGAGTGGAAGTTCTTTTTTGAGAACGGCACGATCTGCCTGTCGTCGGAGCGTTAAGCTGCCGCATTAACTCAGTCAGTCGTGACTTGCATATCCTGCGGTAATGATTGATAATTTACCTGCTGCAAGTGCAGTCACTAGAAGGAGAACCAAATGGCAGAACAGCAATACAAAATGATCGCCAAGGTGATCAAGCGGCCGGAAGAGGGCGGTGGCGAAGAATTGGAAACCGTGCGCGTGATCGGTGAGTCCGAAGCGACACGCATTGGCTCGCGCGGTATCGCGCAGGAAGCCACCGTCTGGGCCAGAAAGAATGGCTACAGCCTGTGCCGCGTGGACCTGGACCCAATGGGGTTGGCACGTGGGTAGGAGCACCAACGGCAAGCCGATCACGCCCTACGAAAGATCGTGGGCGGATCGCATTAATGGAGGCGACATGACCATCACACGAGCAAGTTCGAAGGAAGAGATCCGCAAGCATCTTGAGGCGACCACCGATCTGCGGTTCGGACAAGGTATCGACTTCTTTGCGACCCGCCTGTCCGATCGCCCTGCGCTGGTTGAGGCGGCAAAGGCGAAGGGTTACCGGCATGCCGACACCGGCGGCAGCGCGGGGCGCTACTTCTACGAATACTTGGAGAAACCATGAGCTACACCGTCATCGGCGGCAAGCTGGTCAAGACAACAAGGACCAAGTTTAAGCCACGCAGCATCAGCACCGGCGCCTTTCTGCGCGAGCAGGCGCAACAGCCTGGCGTAACCAAGCCCGACCCGGCGTTGAAAGGCAAGAAGGATGGCAACTGCAACGTCACCGCCTGCCAACAGCCTGGCGCCACGTGGTGGAACGTCGGTAGCAAGGCTTACTACTGCGAGGGCTGCGCCACCATGATCAACATCGACGCCTGTGAGCGCTTCAAGCAACCACACCTGTGCTATCCAAGCCGCGAAGAAGGCGAAGCTGAGCAGCGCAGGCGTCAAGAAGCCTATGAGGCAGCCAAGCTGCACGTGATGTCATGAGCGCGAGTTTCGCCGAAGCGTTTATCCCTGCCGAGCAGGAGCACAAAAACCGGGTGATGCACGCCACCTGGGGCCACCTGGCGCCGGAGCCGCGCAAGAAATACCGCGGCTACATGGTTTTCGCCTGCGGCCAATACCGCGACATCGTGGTGATCAGCTCGGATTATTCCGACATGCCGAACTCACCCTGGCTGTATCAGGCAGAGCATGACTTCGCGTTCAAGAAGGCAAAGCGCGGCAAAGTCCACCGCTTCGATGGCACGCTCATGATGTGCAAGAACGGCAAATTCAAGTTTTCAGGCAAGGTGCGCACGCTGCGCGTATAGCCACATACAAGCCAATGTGGGGTTGCGATCATGACTACATCGCAACAACACATGAAGGGAGAAACAGATGGTGATCGGCTACATCAATCCAGGCCAATGCCTGATCCGCGAGTATCAGGACATAGCGCTGCGCGTCCGACTGCTTAGTCTGTTCGAAGGCGACACGCCGGTTGGACATCGGGTCGAAGTGCGCAAGGGCGGCGAGCTTGGCGAATACGAGAGCGAACTGTTCGGGCTTGGATTCGAGCAGTTCAACATGGCGATGGGCGCCTTCAAGGGCCACGTGCTGCCGATGGTGGATCTATGAGTCACATCCTATTCCAATGGGGCGAGGATCAGGAATACGGCGACTACGGCTGGCTGCCGGCAGCGTATCCGAACTTCAATGCGGTGCGACCAGGCGGTTTCGGGCATGACTGCATCGAGCATTTCCCACGCGGCCTAAAGCATGGGCAAATCGCCGATGAACTGTTGGCATTGGGCGCCAGGTTGTATGTGCGGGTGGACTCCGGCTGGTGGTGGCGACAGCAATACATGCAGACCGTGCCGCAGTCGTTCGGTTATGAGCTGCATCGCCTGCTGCGCGACATGGATGAGCAGGGGGTGGACCTGCCCGACCCCGGTTCGGTGCCCCTGCTTGACAACGAGATGGATGACGAGATCGAGGCAGCGCAACGTGAGGCGGTGCGGGTTAGCAATGCCGAGCATGACCGCCACTCGGACGACCAGGATGAGCCGTATGCATTCGAGCAGGAACAGATCCAGTGGATGGGCGCCTGGCTGCGACGCGGTTACGCCGCCTGCATCAAGCGCTTTCGTGGTGCGTATGCGGGCGAAATCTTGGCGCTGTCGGAGGCGCTGGATAGAGCGTCGGAGAAATTCGCTCATGGGGAGGAGGGCGACCGGCTGCTGGTGCGCATCCATGAACAGCGCATGGAGTTCTCGCTAAAGAAGACGACGGGATATGGAGAGAGCGCGCTGGTGACTGGCAATGTGTAATGCCAAATTGCAGCTCCTGAGTGAGGTTGCGAACATGACTATATCGACTAATCGCAACCTTGCGGAGGCAGCAATGAAAACAGAAGTCACAGGCGCGGTCCCGGTCCTGCACATCGACGGTAAGGACTACAGCCTGATCAAGAGCGACAGGCAATACGCCTTCTATGACGCCGACGACACGCTGATCGTGAGGATCACCGCGTCCGGCATCAAGGATATGTGGACGGTCCACACCGTCAACGGGCGGGTAGGCAACGTGCATCACGAGCGTGCCGTCTGGTCGCTTTACGAAGGCCCAATCCGCACCCGCCACCGTTTCACGTTCGGGCAGGACAACACGATGATCAAGGTAGCCGAAGTCATCATCAAAAAGGAGATTCGCAATGGGTAATAAGTGCGCCTGCGGGCGCCCGATATCCGACCGAGTGACCGTGCCGGCCGTTGCGATCGATGCCGGCGGCACCGCGGAACGCGTCACGATGACCATGAGCGCCAAGCTACATCAGTCAATCGGCGACGCCATTAAAAAGATACAAACAGAAAGAAAGGAAAACGAATGACACTCGACCATCTTAGAACGCCACACGGCGAGTTGGCGGCGAAGATCGCCACAACCTATCACATTGATTGGCTCACCTATGCGTATGTGAGCGCCAATGGCCGAGTAGGGCTGGAGGGCATTTTCAAGAAAGCCTACGGCAAGCCGATCGAAATGCTGGAATCGCCGAACGATACCAGCTACTCGGAAACGGTCAAGAAGGAGCCGCTTGGCGACTATGATCGCGAGACGATTGAGCGTTGTGTGGCGCAAGGCGGCTTCGAGGACTACCACCTCGGCATCTTTCTGAATGACCTCTGCAACAAGGACATTCTGCCACCTGGCGAATACGTGGTGACGGTGTCATGGTGAATCTAAACAGCAAGGAGCAGGCGCTGGTGCTGGCGGGCCTGCGCATGCTGCAAGGACATCTCAACAGTGGCGACTTCATCAACGGCAGCATCCGGGACATTCTGGAAGCTGGTGACGCCGACAACACGACGCCTGCCGAAATCGACCGCCTGTGCGAGCAGATCAACGTCACAGAATCGGACCGCACAGCCGGCTTCCCATTCGCAACGCCAATTTCCATTCAGGATGAGCGCTTCCTGGTCGCCGCTGACTGCGAACTTATTATCGAGGCGGCCGCCTATGACCCTGGCGAATTGGAAGCGATCGTCAAGGCGGTCAATGGGCATTGCCCTCTGTTGACAGCACTGGAAGACTGCCGCGACCGCCTGAATGATTGGGCGGACATTCAATCTAAAGGCGACGAGCGTGAAGAGGATGCTGAGACGATCGAGGTGGCGGATGTCCTGCTGCGAGAGTTTGGGCGGCGCCAATGAGACTTGAGGTGGGAATACGCGCATGGGAGCCGATCGAGCACATCGAGCTGGAAGAAGGCGATGAAGATCCAACACATTGCAGCCATTGCAGTTGTCGCACGGTGCTGATTCAGAAGATGCCGTCAGGCGCCAATCGCGAAGCCTGCCCCGGATGCCAGCAACACTATGACGTATGGGAGCCAAAAACCATGCCCGCCGAGCCACCACCACCACCGGATCCGCCGACGGCAGAGTTCAATCCGGACTTCGGGACATTTTAGGCAACATCGCTGGACAAATCGCAGGTGACGACCATCGCCTGTATCTGGTTGAGATCATATGTTTGTCGCGACGCGCGACGCATTTATAAAAGGGAAAACGACATGCATTGGATCATCACCGCCGACCATATAAACACATCGCCTGGCGACACAACGCGCCTGCATTACCGCGGCACGACAAAGGCATGGAATTTGAGCTATCGCGGCGCAAACCCGGAAGCGAAAGCCTTCATGCTCGATGCCTTCAAGGAATCCATGAACTACGAGTTTCGCCTGTATGACGACGATGGCGAACTGTATTACGAAGGCTTGTGTAAAGACCTGGACCAGGCTAACGAGGACGCCGCCTTTCGCCCGCTCGATTGGGCAATGAACGATGTAGGCGCGACCACCATGAAATACCGCAAGAAAGGAGAAACCGAATGGAAAACCTTGTAACCCCGCCGGCGCCTGCGCCGCTGCCAACGCTCCAGGAAATCTATGACAGGACAGCGCTGCATCTGCTGACGCAGAACCGGAAGTCGGTGAAGGTGAAATTTGTGTTGGACTGCCTGTATCGCAGTCCGGATGGCGCCATGTGCGCGGTCGGATCTTGGATCAAGGACGAACACTACCGCGTGGAGCTGGAAGACCGGATGGTGAATGATGTGGGGGTTGTGCGCGTTCTGGTGCTGTCAGGCGTAGCGCCGGAACCGGAACCGGACAGGCGGCCGGACGACGACGTTTTCGACCTGAGTCAGGACATCCAGTCGGATTTCGTCGCGCGCCTGCGCCTGCTCAAAGCATTCCAGAAAGTGCATGACCTTAGCGATGTGGAGAAGTGGCCCGCAAAGCTGATCGAGCTTGCCAATGACTTCAGTCTGAGTGCCGCGGTAGTCGAGAATTTCAAAGGAGGATCCAATGGCACAACAAGCTAAACATCCAGCACTGGAGCAGGCGCCCAAAACCCTACGCCAGGCGTTGGAGCGGATCGTCGCCTATGGTGAAAAGAACGAGATGGCATTCAGACAGTATCTCGACGACGAAGGCTGTCACTGCGCGATCGGACAATTCTTCACGCCGGCACAACTGGCAGAGATCCGCAAGACGCCTGTGCTTGGCCTTGACGCGACGCTCAACAGTCGCCGTGTGGAGAAGCTGGCTGAGGTTTTCGGAAAACAGAACATCGAGGCGATGACCGGCATGAATCTGGCCCAGGCTAAAACTATTCAATATCTAAACGACTTCGCTCACTCGGAACTCCTGCCCGCCATTCGTGCCGTCCTCAATGGAGAGAAATGCAGCATCAGGACCGTGGAGTTCGGCCTCTAAAACCACGACCAATGATAAGCGGGAACAGGCTCAAAACGCCTGTTTTTGCATAATAGCAACATGCCTAGGCTAAGCCATTGATAATAAAGGATTATTTCTTCCTGGACTGAGAAACGGTGCGCAAGCAATGCGAAACTCTCCTGCCCAAATGAGACCGTCAAAACCATCAATGCAAAACCCACTCGGCAAACCTATCAGATCGACCCGGCCTGCGTTAATTCAACCTCAGACGATACCCGATGACCCTAATAACCAGACACGCTCAAATCGCGTTTAAATCGGTCGGCAATGAACAACGCCAAATTGCAATGCCTAACACCGGTTGCGAAGATAGAACCATGCAGCAATCAATCAGAAAGGACACCATGAACAAGACTGCCACGAGCCGACCAGCCACACCTGAAGAACAGGCAATCCACGACGCCTTCATCAAGCAATGGGAACAGCAGGTCGCCACCGCACACAAATCGGCGCAAATGATCAAACTCATCGCCAAAGTCGAAACGATGGCAAACCGCTTCGGATGGGCGCAGGCCGGACATGGCGCCCAACTGATCATCGACGAGAGCATTGTATGGCGCGACATCGAACGCAAGAACCCGCAACCGGACATCCTGGATGACAAACAGCAAAAGGATCTGCTTTGGCACAGTGAGATGGTAGCGAGCAACCTGCTGCAAAAGCTCAAGGCTCAAACAGCAGGCCCACGACAGTAGAAGAAAGGAGAGTGCGGGCAATGAAGAAAGCACTAATCGCAGTAGGTTATGGAATCCTCTGGATCACAGTAATAGGAATGGTATTCATCACAGTTTGGGGAAAGGTAGGATAGAAGGATCGAATCAATCACAGGCCAGGCATACGGCAAGCAGGCCAATAAGGAGTCAGGCAATAAGGCTTTAGGCGTGTATGTGTAGAGAGAGAAGAGATGTGAAGGCGTGAGAGTGTAAAGGCTGAATGGCCCATATTGGGCACGTGTAAGAGTTGGCTGCGGACGTAATACGTTCATCGTTCAGTAGGCGCGCAGGAGGTAAATCTTATAGGAATCTCGCTCGGCGCCGCCTGTTCCCTGGTGTTTCACTCTGGTCGGCACCTATAAGAGAGCAAGCCAGGCACCCGCCGACCGCTCTTATACATTGTAGCCTGACCGCCTGCTTGTATAAGAATGCCCAGGCAAAAATGTATAAGAACGAGGTTGCGCCTAGGAGAAAAACATCTCCAATTCCACTTATACATTGCCGCAGACAGTCCTGGGCCGCGTCTTTACCATGTAGTTATCAACCAACGGAGGGAATCATGGCAACAGAAAACGAGGCACGCCTGCTGACTGCATTGAAGAACATCAAGCGCTGCTTGGAGCAGGAGAACGGCAAGGGAGATGGCGCCATCCGGGACACGATCTGGTATGGGCCTGGCGAAACCCTGTTCGACTACATTGATAGCGAGACCGGGGTGGGTGATGGTTGAGAAGATCACGGTGCCAATCCCCAAGCCGAAGAAACGAATCGGCGTGCTGCCCACCAGGCGTGAAGTGGTGAAGGTGAAAAAGCACCCGCGTCAGGACAAGCACAAGGGAAAGGATCAGTCGTGAAAATGACGATCGCTAATCCACACCCGCATAGTCCCGGCATCCCGCACGTCCGCGACTGCCACTGTAACCGGTGCAGGCCACTGGAGCGCCCATGTGCCTGCGAGGAGTGCAGTAAGCTGGCCAATCTCGCCAAGGTCAAACACGAGGGAAAGGACAAGGACAAGAAAGCGCCGGTATAGCATACGGCGAGCTTCCTGCGTATATACGGCAGCTCGGCTGGTAAGGAGATTGGCGGCATGGCGGCGCAGGCATCGCCTGCCGTCCTGGTGGGAGTAATCCTAGGCCACTCCTAGGCATTTCCACGGCCGCAAGCAGGCCAGGCCACTCTCAGGCCATCCAAGGACAATCCTCGGCCGCCGGCGCCGGACCCTCACCGAACACCTTTACGTTGCCGCAGACGTGCCTGACGTGGTTCGAGACTATACGTCTACTGCATCGATGTGATGCAGCAACAAACCAACATGAGAGCAGAACATGAGCGCCAGAGATCTCGCGTTTTACCGTCGAAAGATCAAGCAGTTTGGGACATGGGCTGGTGTGCGTTACCTGCGCAACCGCGGCGTCGCCTTCGAGCATGCGTATTTCATCCTGTTTGGGCGTGAACCGCGCCTGGTATAACTCGCCGTAATGACTAACTCACAACTGACTTAAAGGAATCACCATGAAGACCATCTACGCCATCGCCTCGAACGCTAACCCGTTGATTGCCCATTCCACTTTTGAATGCCCGCACTGCGGACGCGCACATGACGGGCCGGTGCCTCTGAATGGTTGCTTTTCGAACGACTGTCCTGGTCACGACGAGCCAGTCTCCAGCCTCGAAGCGCTGCAATGGGAAGCCGAAGACAACCTGCACCGTATGCGTGGACGCTATGTGCGCCCGATCAGGACACCCAAGCAGCCGGTCACCCGCCGGTAAGCAGTGAGTGGCGCCAGGACGCTCTGCGGGGCGTCATTGGAGGTGTGGAGTTGGGCCTAGGCATACGGCTACCTTTCTGGATACGGCGCCGCTCCTAGGAATACGGCTGTATGGCTGGTCTCCTAGTGGTGCCTAGGAGTGTGGACCGGGAGGGCGCCTGGGTCGCGCCGATCCGCTTCCAACCGCGGGTTGATAGTCGGCTTACACATTCGCAAGCGTCCTGCAACGTGCAAAAGATAAAACGTGCAAATTAGAGGTTTTATTCTAATCGCATAAAAAAACGTGCAAAAAACATTGACACTCAGTAGCCGCTGAGTAATACTGTCGTTACTGCATCACGTGATGCAGACAAACCACTAAGGGAAAACATCATGACTAGCAAAGCAAAATCGTTCTCGGTTAAGTTCGTTGAGGTTCTGAATGCACGTATCGCAGAACAATATTCGAAAGATACCGTCACTGCTAATAACAATGCAGCAAATGCGCACGTTGCACTTGATCTGATTATGTCGAAACCTGAATTCGCTGAAATAGCAAAAACGTTGCTCAAGAATGCCCGTATCGCAGATGCGAAGCAAGATAAACAGAACTTCATAGGTGTAAAGGTTCTTGTGAAAGTCGTTCAAGCGCTTGTCGGTATGGGTCAAGGTATAACACGCGAATTTGACCCTTATTCACAATGCATCATAGAGAACCTTATTGCGCTGAATGGTATCAGCAATAAGAGCGCTCTTGTCAGTCTGAGCAAGTCGATTGCATACGATGAATTAGAACAGCAAGCAGACTTGGTTAAACGTTACAACTGTGGTGCATCGACTGCATCGACGCAAGCAAGCTCAACCCGCATGATGCTTAAACATCTTGGTCTGTGCGACGTGCAGAAGGGTAAGTGCGGTGACGTGACTACGCTACAAGAGAATGACCGCGTTAAAGCTATGATTGCTCTTTTCGCACCTTCTAACTAACTCATTACTGACTTACATAGAGCGCTCTCAGAGCGCTCTTTTCTGACACACTACATAAGGGAACACCATCATGAAAAACCTCGCTATGATCGTTCTGTTTATACTGGTTAGCGGTATGTGTATTGCTAGTGCTGTGCGTGCAGTAGACAAGGGTATCAAGCGCACTGAGTGTGCGAACAAACAACAAAACTACATTAACAATGAGGTTGACTTCTCTAATGGTGTGCGCACTAGTGAGCAATATCAAGAGATGCTTGCACTCTGCAAGTGAGTTGACCAAAAGGGCGAAGTCTTAGGTTTTTCCGCCCGACCGGGGTGGCCCTGCCTTCCTCGTCTTCCACCCTCCGAGACCGATCCTTATAGAAATCCGCAGGATCCTGGCCACATATCCTTATACAGCCGCACAGCGCCACCGCCGATTGCCGCGAGACAACTATAATTGGGGCATTAACCAACTCGGGAGACCCCAATGGATGTCCGCAAACTCGCCAAAGCCCTCATGATTCTCGGAATTCTCGCCTGCCTGGGCGGCAGCCTCACCTTCCTCAGTGGCCAGTCCAGTTACGCTGCCGATGCCGCGCGCTATGACAAATTGGTGCAGGATCTCGCGCCCAACACGAACTTGAACAAGGCCGAGCTGCTGGAGGTGGTAGGGCGTCCGTCAGGCTATGCTGCCGCGCTGGAGAAGGACCGTTCGAGTATGGAGCAGGGCAAGATGATCGCGCTGCTTGGGGGTGTGTTGCTGGTTGCAGGAGGGGTGTTCATGTTCGCCGCGAAGAAGCCCGAACCGCAGACCGTATAGGTCTTATACCGCCAAAAATTTTCGTGACTGTAGCAGACGAGTGCCTGCCTTGATGGCGATCAGCTCCATGTGATGGGTGCCGTCACCGCCTGGGAACGACACCACCAGGTCCGGCTTGCTGGCGTTGAACATGATGGTATTGCGGCGTCGACCGGCCCGGTTGCCGTATCGCTCCCATTCTTCCTTTGTGATTGGGAACGGCTTGTGCTCGATGCCGTGGTCGGTCGCCCATTGCTTCGCAAGCGTGTCTGCACCGTCCGCGTCACCATGCACCAGCAAGGTAATAGGTTTCTTCGCGTGGACCCGCGATAAGATGAGATTGACCGCTTGCTGGTCATTGTAGGTGCGCCCACCCGTAACGAGAACCCTCACCAGACCGTCTCCGCTTCCGTTTGCGGGGTATCGCACACCGGCGGCGCCCCGACTTCGACAATGTTACCTCTTTGGAGCATGCGATCGAGGCCGGCACGATCGAGGTCGCTTCGAAATGGCACGCAGTCGCTCCCGTCAGAGTCGCGGGTCTCCCATATGGTGCCATTGGTTCGCAGTTCTATCCGCCAAGGGTAGACGCAGCAGACATTGTCGAAAAAGCGCGTCACCAGTGATCCTCCCCGTAGGCTTGGTGGCGTTCCCGCGCGGCAGCCGCATGCGGTCGAAGCTGGCCCAGCATGTTCTCCTGGGATTCGAGGTGACAGTCGTTCCAGACAAACTCATTGATGGCGTTTTCTTCTGGATAGCCAATGTCGCGGCGCAGTTGCCGGTATTCCTCGTAGGTCGTCACCAGTGGTCTCCGTAGGTGACAGCCACATCGCCGTCATTGATGTCCGGCACCGTGGTCACGCCGAAACTGTGGCACCAGTTTTGAAATTGGGAGGCGGTCTGTTCGAGCCAGGATCCATCCTCGACGTAGCCCGCTGCCCGCGCCAGGTGGCCGGCATCCAAGTCGAGATAGCGGTGGATGCTGCCATCGCTATCGACCCGCACAAACTGGCCGTTCTCATAGACCTTGGACACCCAATGTTTGTGAAGGGCGTGCCTGAAGTAGCGGCTCATTACCAGGCGTCCGCTACCGTCAGTGGTGCATCGGGCTTGCGCGGTGGATTCCACTTGGGGCGGTTGGCCAGCTCATGCCGTTGCAACTCGATCCAGTGTCCGGAGCGCACGTATCCGAGACAGCCATCCAGCGGGCGTGACCTGGCCGCCGGCGCCTGCTCGATCACTTCGCCGTCGTCATGGTGGCTCAGATAGCGGCCGTCCGCGGTGACTTCGACAAAGGCGGTCGGGTTCGGGTAGTGTCCGCTCTTTTGGGTGAAGTAGCGGCTGCCGGCTGTCACAGCAGAGCGCCCTGCTTGGCGGCCAACTTCTCCAGCGCGCGCAGCTCGTCGGCGTTCAGGCGCGACAGCTTCTTGATCAGGTCTTTCTTTTGCTCCCGCTCGGCCACCTTGGATTCGCGCATTTGCTCGAATATCGGCCCCATTTTTTGCACGTCCACGTTGTCCAGCAGGGTCTCCAGGATCTCGCGCTGACTGAGCTTGTGGGCCTTAGCCAGCTTGGCCAGCGCGAGCTGGTGACCAGCGCTCATGTTCAACGTGTAGCGCGACACTTCGTCCGGATCGTTCGGGACGGTTCGTTGTTTTGGCATGATGTTTTCCCTTCATGTATAAGAACACGTTTATTATAGCGCACGTCAAAGTTGACGTGCAAAAAAAGCGCCCCAAAAGGAGCGCTGTAAAGGGCATCGAAACGCCAGGGAGAAGACAGGAAACTATTTGCGGGACTTGACCTCCTGGGTGAAGCCGATCGGCTTCTCTTCATCGTCTTGCGCGACCGCCATGTCAGCCTGAATCTTGGCGGCGGCCAGCCCGAACGGCAGGTCTTGCAACAAGGAAGGCACGAAGGCCAGGGCCAGCAGCACGGTCGGCTCTTTCAGGTAGGCGGTCAGACCGATGATCGAGGCAATGAAGGCCAGGAGAATTGCGGTTGCATGAGACATTATGCATCTTTCAGTCAGTAGTGAGTTAATTAAACCTTACTCGAAAACGCCTGCTTTCGCAAGCGCTAAATCACGCAGCAATCGCCAGGGGTTTGAAGCCGAGACCGACCAGATCGAAGTCAGCGCCCGCCGGCAGGATGTTCTCGTCGAACCCCGGTGTGCCTTCGATGATGGCTTGGCGGGTCTTGGCGTGGACCTTCAGGTGATCGTTGTATTCGTCATGGAAGTCGGTCACGAAGCACACGTTCGGGCCAAACTTCTTGGCGCGCAGCCCGCGACCGATACGCTGGCGCAGTGCGACTTCGGCCTTGCCGCCGCCGAGCAGGCAGATATGCCCGACCGCCGGCACGTCCACACCGACGTCGAGAATGGTGGTGCCGACCAGGACATCGAGTTCGCCGCGTGTGAGCATTGCCAGCGCTGCCTTGCGGCCGTCCTGATCGTCCTCCCCCTGGATGAACATCACGCGCAGCCCTTCGGCTTTCATCATGTCGGCCAGAAGGTCGCCGTGCGCGGTGTGTTGAACCAGCACCATCGATGTCAGCCCGTATTGCGCGAAGCGGCGGCACTCATATACGGCAGTGCGGTTGCGAAACTCATTCTCGACGATGCCGATCCGGTAGGCGCTCTGCCAGCCGGTATGCTTGAACAGCTTCGGCGGCTTGTTCGGCGATTTGATGAATTTGAAGTAGGGGCGGGCCAGGATGCCGCGGTCGATCAGCAATTTCTCCGGCACCTTGATTGCAATCGGGCCGGAGCAAGCCATAAGGCGCATGTTCGACTCTTCACTATCCTTCATGAATGGGGTTGCCGTCAGCGCCAGGCGGTAATAGGCATTCTTGCAGTGCCGCATGATCTCGAAGTAGCTGTTGCCGGACGCTTCGTGCGCTTCCTCCAGGATAACCAGTTCGAATTTGCCGAGCAGGTCGATGGTCTTAGTGCGCGCCGCCATATGCTCATGCACGCGCCGCGCGGCCTCCGCGGTAACGTCCTTCGCCCTCGGGCGGTTCGCTTCCGTGCATTTGTCGGCCGCATCCAGCGCCTGCTGCAAGGACTTGCCGGTCATGCCCTCCTTGACCAGGCGTTTTTTGATCGCCGTCAGCTCTTTCATCTCCCTTTTCACGCGCGCGTTCGCCATGCGCTCGATCTCGCCTTCGACCGTCTTCTCTTCCAGACGCGCCACCAGGGTCTGCACCATCGCTACCGACATCTTCTTGATCGCTTGCCGCTCGCGACCGTGCTCATCGACGATGGTGTGCCCGAATTGGCCGTCGCCCAACACAGATACCTTGGTCCCGAGATCACGCTCGAAGGCTTCGTGCATCTGATACATCAGAATGCCGCGCGTGGTCAGGAACATCGCGGGCCGACCGATACGCGCGAACGCCATCTTCGCAATCCGGCTCTTGCCGCCACCCGTTGCGACCTGCGCGATGATCTGACCGTGCTTGATCAGGCGGTTGACTACTTCCATCTGGTAGTCGTAGCGCGGATCGTCGCCGAACTTGTCGACCACCGGCTTTTCCGGCCCCAACGCCGGCGGCAGCGGCTTTTTGACCAGATTCACGGTGTAGCCATCGCGCCGCAGGTGGGCCGACACGAAATGCACGAAGCCGGCGGGGAAAACACCCGTCTTGAAGTCCAAAAACGAGGAGCGCCCATCCCAATAACCGCGTTTGAACTGCATCGAGTGCTCGGCGCCATCAATCGCATACGACAGAATCGACTGCACCTTCAGCTTCAACTCGCGGGAAGGCTCATGCAGCTTAGCGTTGACGGCATTGTGAGCAATCGAAATAGTCTGGGTCATGGGGTTGCCATTTGATTTATGTTGGAGTAAAGTATAAGTCATTACTGACTTATCCACAACTGGTTCTATAAGATTACATGAACAGCTCACCAGCATTCGACCATCCGCGTAACTTGCGGCCCAACCCCTGGAACACGAATGTCGTGAGTCCGGACAACGAAGCCAAGATTGATGAGTCGATCCGCCGACATGGCTTCATCAAACCCATCATCGTGCGCACGTTAGCCGACGGCACCACCCAGATCCTGGGCGGCGCACATCGACGCGACTCTGCAATTCGACTTGGTTTAACTTCAGTTCCCATTTTTAACCTCGGTGAAATTGACGATCAGAAGGCCAAAGAGATCGGGCTGATCGACAACGCCCGCTACGGTGCGGACGACACGCTGCAACTGGCACAACTGCTGGAATCGCTCGGAACACCCGACGACCTGGCCGCCTTCCTGCCCTATACCGACTCTGATTTCGCGTCGATCTTCTCAAGCGTGACTATAGCTCTCGACGACCTTGATATCCCGGACGATGACCACACAGCCCCAAGCGCACCAAAGGTGCCGGCGGTGCAGACCCATCAGGTGATGCGCTTCAAAGTGCCGGCCGAAGACTGCAAGGATCTCCAACAGAAGATCGAGAAGGTCATGAAACGCCAGGGCTTTTCCGACTCCGACCAATTGACCAACGCCGGTGACGCGCTGGTCTGGCTGCTCAATCAGGTGGAGGTCTGACATGGCCCGCTGCGACAAAGGCTGGTCGTTCTGCAAGGACTGCATCAATTCCGAGGGTGACCCGGAAGTGTGCGAGGACTGCGACGACGGCGACAACTACGAAGGCTTCGACGATACCGAGGAGCTGACCGTCCACGATTTGAAATTCATTCGATTTAAAGAGGCCGCTTAATGGACAACCAACACCAGAAAATCAAAGGCTATCGCGATCTGACCCAGGCCGAAATCGACCTGATGAATGAAATCAAGGCCAAGAGCGTCGAGTTCGCCGAGCTGGTCAAAAAGGTGCGCGACCACATCGCCAAACAACGCGCCAACGCCGGCGGTCTCGACAGTGAGGCTTGGCAGCAGGAGTTGCTGCGCCTTGGCGCCGCCGAGCCGGAACGTTGGGCTGCCTTGGGCCGCACCAGTATTCAGGAAGGCTGCATGTTTCTGACCCGCGCCGTTGCCCAACCTACTTTCGACTGACCATGTCCAAATACCGGGTTATTCAAATCGGCGTGCTGTTCTATCCGCAAAAGCACACCCTTTTCGGCTGGCGACCATTCAAGGAGTGCCGTAACTACTTCTCGGGTGATTACGACGTCGTCGAGAGGGGATCCCTGAAGGAAGCGGTCGACCATGTCCATAGCGAAACCGCGCCGCCGCCCACGCCCAAAGTCGTTTGGGAGGCCGCGTGAAAACCATCATCCACGTCAACCAGCACGTGATCAAGGCCAATCGCGCGAATGGCACCAATGATCCGGTGTTGACGGTGAAGACCTACAAGTCCAATACCTATTGCCACCAGGTCGACATCCAAGGCCCGAGCCGCATCGTGCATTCGCCCGATAAGCCATTGTCGTGCGGCGCGCGGGTATGGGTCGAGACCGACAGCGAAGTGGTGTGCTCATGATCGCCTGGTGGATCATCCCCGCGATCCTGACCGTGTTCGCCCTGCTGTCGATGCGCAAGGCGGCCGATCACAAGAGCGGACTGTTTGAATTCGGATTCGCCTTCTTTCTGTGTGGCGCCACTGCCGCGCTGTGGATCCTGTGCCTCGTTTTGAAAGTTATCTGGTCATGAAAATCCAAAGCATGGCTCCGGAGAGCCTGACTCCGTATGAATTGAACGCCAAGATTCACGACCCGGCGCAGGTCAAGCGCATCGCCGAATCATTGAAGCTCGGTTGGGACCAGCCGATCGTGGTGGACAAGAACCTGGTCATCATCAAGGGCCACGGCCGCCGGCTGGCCGCGATCCACTTGGGGCTAAAGGAAGTGCCGGTGCTGGTGCGCGACGACTTGACCGAAGAGCAGGTTAGGGCGGCGCGCTTGGCCGACAACCGCGTCGCGATCTCCAACCTCGATATCGACATCCTGAAAGCGGAGCTGGCGCAGTTCGACAACAGCCTGTTGGACGGCATCTTCGACAAGAAGGAGCTGGACTTCGTAGTGGCGGACCTGGGCGAGCTGGACACCTCGGCGTTCGTCGACAACCTCGATGAGGAAATTGCCAAGCAGGCCGACGAGACCAAAGCGACGGTCGCCGCGGCCGCCGACAAGGCGGTCAAGATCGACAAGGCGTTGGGCTTCAAGACCATCAAAGGTGCCGACGAGCGGGCGGTGGTCACGGCAATGGCCTTGATCGAGGAAGAGACAAAGATGACCGGCGTTGATGCCTTCGTCCGATTCTGCCGCGTGATGGCGGGCATGGAGCTGGCATGAAGTTCCTCGTCGAGAAGCTGCCGCAGCGTGTCAAGGTTGGCTCCTACACGTTTTCGATCGATCTGGTGCCATCCGGCACACCGAGCCTGGGCGAAGACAACTATGGCATGACGCTGTTCGACTCCTGCCGGATCTTTCTCGACGACGGCCTGTCGTTCGATCGCCTGGTCAACACCGTGCTGCATGAGGTGAGCCACGCGGTCAATCATACCTATGGCATCAGCGACGGCGCGGAAGAAGAGACCATTGCTACCCAGAGTGCGAACGGCTGGATGCAGGTATTGCTGGACAACCCAAAACTGGAGCTATGGCTGCATCAAGCCTGGCGCGAACTGAGGAAAACACGATGAACAGAACACTAATCGCTTGGGGGTTGGCGAACAAGAAAGAAAGCCTCCTGATGTGGCTGGCCTGGAAGCTACCGCGAGGACTGGCGTATTGGGCCGCAATCCGCGTGATCACGCATGCCAGCTACAAGCGCCCGACCAAGAAAATGGACTCCCTGACGCCGGCCGAATGCCTGAAAGCGTGGGGCGAGAAATGACCACCTATACCGTTGACAAGCGCTTCCATACCGAAGTGCAGCGCACTGAACGGGTGCTGGAGATCGCCGAAGCGTTCGGTCTGGGCCTGGACGACAAGGAATTCGTCGTCTTCGACAACCAGCCGATCGAGATCGAGCAGGGCGACGTGGTGTATGTGACCGGCCAATCCGGCGCCGGCAAATCAACCGTGCTGCGCGAGCTGAAGGCGCAGATGGAAGGGCAGGGGCTGTCAGTGGTGGATATCGACAGCGTTGCCCTGGAAGACAAGCCGCTGATCGACCAGATCGGCGCCAATACCAATGACGCGCTGGCTTTTCTGTCGATCGCCGGCATCAATGACGCCTACCTGTATATCCGCAAGCCACAAGAGCTGTCGGACGGGCAGCGCTACCGCTTCCGACTGGCCAAGCTGATCGAGTCCGGCGCAAAGGTCTGGGTCGCCGATGAGTTCCTGGCGGTGCTGGACCGCACCACAGCCAAGGTGATCGCGTTCAACCTGCAAAAGATCGCCCGTAAGGCCGGCGCCACGCTGCTGGTGGCCACCACCCATTGCGACATGGTGGAAGACCTGGCGCCGAATGTTTATATCGAAAAACGTTACCGCGAAAAGATCAAGATCGTTCGCGCCGACGAGGGGTTCAAAAATGCATAACACCACCGAAAAGAAGTTCTTTGATGACGTGCTACGGCCGTCCTACCAGAAGCCGGTCGTGGTCATGTTCCACGCGAGCTGGTGCAGCCCCTGTCAGGCAATGAAGCCCGTAATCGAGCGCCTGGCAGCCGAATACGGCTTCACCCTGGTTGGCGTCGACGGCGGCGAGGAACGCGACCTGGCGGCATATGAGGGCGTGCGCGGAGTGCCCGCGCTGCTGATCTACAAGGGTGGCAAGGCATTTGGGCAACCGCTGGTCGGCGGTCAAACAGCACAGCAACTCCGGGCGGTGGCGTGGTTGCTTAACGAGGAGTCGAAATGTTCGACTGGCTCCTGAACCTGGTGGATACCGTCGTGTCGTGGTTCGACTTCGACGACTACGATGATTTCGATCCAAGCGGGGGTTCGTATGTCCTTGCTTGACGTGATCGAGCGGCGCTCGGTGCCGGCCAATCACACGCTCTCCCTGCTGCCGCAAATCTACGTCGAGCGCGGCACAAAGGCCGATTGGGACTTGCTGCACGAACTGCACTACAAGGCGGAAAAACTCGGTATCGGGCCGAAGGTCTACCGTTGTGTGCTGGACGGCCAGGTGATCGGCGTGGGTGTAATGACGGTGCCGAAGATGCTGCTGTCCGGCCGCAACAAGGTGTTGCCGCATATGCGTCCCAACACCGGTGGCCGCGACACTAAGCTGATTAACCGCCACCGGGCGCTATGGTTGAACGCCCACACCTGCACCAACTCGCGCCTGGTTCTGGACACCATGTTCCGCGGCGCCGGGATCGCCTATCGCATGCAAAACCTGATGATGCGCATGACCGGGTGCCGCTACGTCGAGTTCCAGTCGTCGATGTCCAAGTTCAACCCGTTCGCCGCCAAAGCCGGTATGCGCTTTACCAAGCCGGCCCGATCGTCCAATTACGAGAAGGGGCTGGCATTCTTTGGGCGCTGGTTTGCCACCATGCCAATGGACTACGTTGGCATTAAGCAGGAGCTGGACGCGATGCCGGCCGCGGTGCGTAATAAATGCGTGGCAGAGATGCGCAAGTTCTACTACACCTGCTCGGCGATGGAAAAGTCGGGCGACAACCGCGCTAACGGCACATCTCGCGTCGATGGCATGGAGGTCAGCTACCTGATCAAGTCGCTGCAACAGTTGGTGCTGGCAAGCCCGCTGTATGGCGTGTTCGAGAACCCTGATTTCGGTTTGACGATGCCGCCGCGGCTGCCGTTGATCGCGTTCGACAACCAGGCCGCGATCGAACCGCTGGATGTCTGGGCCGCCGAAGCGCAGATGGTCGGTATCACCACATCCACCAAATTGATCGATGCCGATGCCGACGAGCATTGGGCTGAAGAGGAAGAAGCATGAGCAAAATGAGCCTGACCGTCAAGCAGGTGGAGCTGCTGACGGTAATCGCCAAGGGCAATGGTGCCGCCGCGGCCGACCTGGATGAGATCCTGGACCGGATCCGCTACGAGACCACCAAGCAATCGCTCCAGTTCTCGATCCGCGCCCTGATCAAACACGGCTTCATCGAAAAGCGCGGCACCGAGAAACGCCGCGGCCGGCAACGGCAGATGATCGCCGCCACCGACTTGGGGTTGTCTATGGTTGGCATGAAACCCGCGTCCGCTGTTTCCATTATTGAGTCGGATGACGACACCATTGTCGAGGAAGTGCTGGAATGACCACTTCACTTGGGAGTCCCAAGCTCCACCCAAAGAAGATTTACTTGGGACTCCCAAGTCGTATCTAAAGGAGATTTACTTGGGAGTCCCAAGCTGCTTCTAAAGAGAAGTGAATTTTGCTTGGGAGTCCCAAGTCGTTTCTATAAATACTTATATACTAACTAAGTAATGACTGAATATAGTAATTAATGAATACTTTAGAAAAATCGATGGATCACCCAAGCTGCGGGAGCGAAATCCAAGCCGAGCTGGAAGTGTTAGAGGTCGGGAGCGAGATTGCTGCCGGCCCCAAACTGAATCGGGCGATTGCAACCCTGGTCGGCACCACCGGTGACGTTCCGGACTTTTGCAGCTATCCCGATCTGGCAATCGAGTCACTGGAGGCGCTCGGCCGCCAGGCATACATCAAGCCAACCCTGGCCCGCAAATGGGTCTGCCTGTTCGATCACGACGGCGGTGTGGCGGTGACGGTGCCGTGCAAGAAGGAAGCGCATGCTGCGGCCCTCGCACTGCATTTTGTGTTGGCGAGTCATCAGTCAGTAGTGACTTGACAAAGTGATGGAAACCTTATATAGTCAAACCCAAGATTCGTTTTCAGAAACGTTCTCCTTGGGCGCCCTCCCTAGCGCCCATTTTTTTTGCCTGAGAGGTAAGACGTGACGAAGACCGCAGCGAAGCCAAAGGCGCGCATTCTCACCGCCAAACAATGGCGCGAGGCGGAAGCCATGTGGGAGTCGGGCGATTTCATCTACGACGACTTGGTCAAGAAATTCGGCAAGTCGGTGTCTACCTTTGAGCGCCACTTCAAGAAGAACGGCATCGTCAAGGGCGCCAAGGCTGCCGCGACCAAGAAGAAGGTCGAGGAGAAGCTGGCCGCTGCCGCGGTCGATGAAGCTGCCGTGATGGCGGTGCGCATTCGCGAGACCAAGGAAGAGCACTACAAGATGGCCTCAGCCCTGGCGAAGCTGACCTGGAACGAGATCCTGAAAACCAAACAGGACGGCGTGCCGGTCGCGGTCGCCTTGAACAACATCAAGACACTGCATGCCGCGATGGACGTGCTGCACAAGGCGCGCATCGAGCGGTGGGCGGTATTGGGCCTGGATCGTCCTGACGCGGTAGATCCGGACGAGCTGCCGGAACTGGTGATCGCGGAACTGACCGACGAGCAGATCAAGGAGCTGCGTGACCGTGACGACGCCTTGCTCGAAGACGACACACCGACCCACCAGGGTGACGGCGGCTCAGATGACGACAACGGGGTGGTCGAGGAGGGCGACGACTGATGGCGCTGCGAAGCACACTGCGCCTGCACCCCAAGCAGATGACGGTCTACCGGTCGCAGGCCCGTTTTCGTGTGGTTGTTGCCGGCCGCCGGTGGGGCAAGACGGCCCTGTCGCGCGTGCTGATCATCACGCGAGCGAAAAAGAGGAAGTCCAAAATCTGGTATGTGGCGCCAACTTACAAGATGGCCAA